GCTAGAAACTTTGCTGAAACTGGTGTAAGAAACTTATTCTTAAAGGTATTAGAACTTGTTAGCAAATACCAAGATAATGTTGAGCGTATAAAATCAAGTCATGGTAAATGGATTGATATTGATCCAAGAGAGTGGAAGAACCAGTTTCACCTTAGTGTATCAGTTGGCTTAGGAACTGGTAACAAAGATCAAATTGAACAGAAACTAAATACTCTAGGTCTGATAATGAAGGGAACTTCTGAGTATGGTATAACGGGGCCACAAGAGTTTTACAATGGCGCTATAAAGATGGCAGAGGTATTAGGGTTTGCAAATCCTGAGAAGTTCTTTAAGAACCCTGCTGAACAGCAAGAACAGCCACAACAAGAACCACCACCTGATCCAACTACTATGCAGATACAGGCAGCAATTCAGATCAATGAACGTACAATGCAACTAAAAGAAAGAGAGGCTATTGCAAATTTGCAGTTCAAGGATAAAGAATTGATGGCTAAGATTGCTCATGATAAGATGAAACTTGATGCTGATATCATGTTAAAACGTGAAGAGATAGCGGCAAAGATTGGCATGAAGCAGGAAGAAATGAACAATAACATGATTGAACAGGACATGATGAATGGATTTAGAACAGCAAGCCAACCAAGCAATTTCCAGGAAGCAACAGGCGGAATGGTTAATAACCCACCCTTTATTTAATGAAGCATTTAAGAAGCTTGAAGAAATGTATTTCGACAAGTGGTTGAATGGTGAAGGACTAACAAGAGAAGAGAGAGAAGAAATATGGCGGCAATTGAAGGCGATGCAACACCATCAACAATTATTGAAGAACCTGATAATAAGCGGAGAACTCGCAAGCCAAACTTTGACTTCAATGCGCTTATAGCATGGGTGTTAAGTTTAGAAGTAAAAGATGAAAATTTAAGAATTAAGCATATAATTACCCCAACATTAGTAGATGTTGATTATTTTCATGTAAGATATGGCAACCCAAAAGTTATTAAAGGGCCGTTGGCAGGTATTGAAACTGCTAACGAAACATTTATTCCTTATGAGTAATTGTTACACAATTTAATTTAAAAGAGAAAAACAATGGAAAATGAAGCTACCAATTATGGCGCTGAACCAATTGAGCAATCGGATACTGGACAATCAACCAGTGACTCAGATGCAGAGTTGCTCAGTGCATACTTAACGCAAGAAGAACAAGGTTATCAGTTTGATGATGAAGGCTCCTCCGATGATGGACAAGAGCAAGAAATTCAAAAACCTGCTAATGATATTTTTACTGTTAAGGTAGATGGTGTAGAGAAACAAGTTGACAGAGATGAACTAATTGCTAACTATCAAATTAATAAAGCTTCGACTCAGCGTTTTGAGGAAGCGGCAACGATAAGAAAGGAAGCAGAATCTCAAAAACAAATTTATCTACAGCAGCAACAAGTATTAGGTAATGCGGTACAACACTTTCAAAATGTAGCACAGCAATGGGCGCAACAAAGCCAACCCAACTGGCAAGATTTGTTAGAGAACAATCCGCATGAATACTTGAGGCAGAAGGAATTATTCGAGGCTAAGCAGGTTGAAGTTAATAAGGCAAATGCAACACAGCAATACCTTATGCAACAACAACAGGCTCAAGAGCGAGAATATTTAGGCCAGCACTTGGAGCAAGAAGGCAAGAGGCTACTTGATATTATTCCAGAATGGCAAGATAAGTCTAAGAGAACAAATGAAGAGCAAGAGCTTATAAGCTACCTTACTAATCAGGGATACTCTAAACAAGACTTGTTAAACTTGAATGAATCAAGAGCGGCTAATATCAAATTGGCGTTAAATGCTATGCGATATGACAAGCTTGTCAATCAGGCAAAGAGTTCTAATAAAAAGGTTGAGAATTTACCACCAAGAATTGAGCGATCTGGCAACAGCAATATACAAAAGTCTGGGCTTGATGAAGCAAAATCTAAGTTGGCAAAATCTGGATCACTTAATGATGCGGCAGCGGCTTTTGCTGTCATGTTTGGTAATTAAATTATAGTAGGTAATTAAGATGGCAATTGTAACAGGTACATATCAGACCTTCCAGGCTAAAGGCATTCGGGAAGATTTGACAAACATGATTTATCAAATTACTCCGACTAAGACTCCATTTATGTCGGCAATCCCAAAAGTAAAAGCAACCAATACTTTTCATGAGTGGCAAACGCAAGACCTTGCTGCTGTTACCGTCAATGCACAAATTGAGGGTGATGACGTATCAACTTTTGGTACAGTTAGTCCAACTGTACGTTTAGGTAACTATACCCAAATTTCAACTAAGAACGTTGTTATTTCTGGTACTAACCAATCAGTTAAGGCTGCTGGTCGCAACAACGAACTAGGTTATCAAATCTCTATGAAAGCTTCTGAGCTTAAAAGAGATATGGAAGCTGCACTTTGTTCTGCCGCTAACGGTACTGCTGGCGCTGTTTCTAACGCTGGTACAACTGCAAATGCTGCTGGTTCTACTTCTGCCGCTCGCAACTTGCGTGGTCTTGAAGGTTGGATTGCAACAAATGTTAGTTTAGGTTCTGGCGGTGTTGCTCCTGTTTATACTATGGGTTCATGGGCTGCTCCAACTGACGGTACTGCAAGAGCATTCTTGGAATCACAAGTAAAAACAGTGTTGCAAAGCATCTATGCAGAAGGCGGTGAGCCTGACATGATTATGGTTGGCCCAAGTCAAAAACAAACATTCTCAACTTTTACTGGTGGTTCTACTCGTTTCGACAAGTCAGAAGACAAATCAGTAACTGCTGCGGTTGATGTTTATGTAAGCGACTTCGGTACTTTACAGATTATGCCTAACCGTTTTCAACGTGCAAGAACTGCATTTATCTTAGAAACTGATAAATGGGCATTAGCAACATTGAGAAACTTTGAAACAGTTGACCTAGCTAAAACTGGTGATGCTGATAAGAAACTTATCACAGTTGAATACACACTTGAATCTCGTCAAGAGAAAGCTTCAGGCGCAGTAAAAGACTTGTTGTAAGATTAAAATAGAGTGGGTGTAAAAACCCACTCATCCTTTAAGGAAAAGATTATGTCTGATGCATTACAGATTGGCGCAGTTGGTAGCACAATTACAACTGGTTTAACATCAACAAGAATTGCAATACCTGTTAATTCAGCAGGTGTAAAGCCTGGTTATTTAAGAATTGCAGCAAATGCTTATGCGTTTGTTAAGATAGGCGATTCAACAGTTACAGCAACTGGTAATGATATACTTCTACAGCCAAATGACGAGTTGTGCATTGTTGTTAGTGGTAATACTCATGTTGCAGCAATACAAGATTTGGCGGCAGGAAAGGTAAACGTAATTCCATTGGATAATAGTTAATGGAGATGCAGACTCGTGTTGTAAGTCAAGGTGACAAGGTAATTGTCCAATCTTTTCAAGACACAACAGAGATACTTGATAGCGTAAAAGAAAGGGTTTATCAGGGGAATACTGGTAGTCATGATATGAAACATGCTGCAACTATCCCAATGGTTATTATTGAATCTTATATCAATAGGACTGGGATAACGTTCACCGAGTTTATGCGTGATAAAGAACACATAAAAACACTTTTAAACGATAAAAGTTTAGAAGGATTTAGAATCTGGAAGGGTAAAGTGTAATGGCATTATCTAATTTTACAGAACTTAAAAGCTCAATTGCCAGTTGGATTCATCGTAATGATCTAACTGCTGTTATACCAGACTTTATAAAACTGGCTGAAAGCAGAATGTCTTTAGAATTAGATGTTGACCAACTGCAAAAAACAGCAACCATAACAACTGTTTCAGGAACTGACACTGCTCCATTGCCTTCTGATTTTAGGAGCTTAATAGATGCTACTATCACAATGGGCAGTATCTTGTATGTACTTGATAAGATGCCAGCGCAATTATTAAGGACAAGGTGGGGAAGCTACACGAGTAATATCCCACAAAGTTATGCCATAATAAATAATAAGCTAAAACTAGGGCCAATTCCTAATGGCAACTATGATATTGTGCTTGAGTATAACTCTACAATTCCTTCGTTAAGCGATAGCAATCCAACTAATGATTTATTAACAGCATATCCTGATATGTACTTACACTGTTGTTTAATATACGCAGCAACCTATATTAGAGATGCAGAGTTAGTTGGTGGAATGGAATCATTGTATAATGCAGATAAAGAACGAGCCAATACA